AGTACCATCCGCTCTTCTTTATCAGACAGCCCAAAGTTATGGCAATGGACATTATCTAGCCCGTTAATAAACGTATTGGCACATAGTTGGTAATATATTATCCGTTGTGGTTCAAAGGCATGATAGGTATGCTTTGATACTTTCTTAGCCAAGGGTATACAGAACGTGCCCAAGTTAGCACCAATGTCTAACACTACACCCGCTTCTTCGTTAATTAAAAGTTTGAGACATAGTTGATGTATATCGTTCTCGTACAATTCCTTCTTCAAATGATTCGATATTAAGTCTTGCCCTTTGAACACAAGAAACTGTGTGCCATCTGCTTTTACTAGTTCACAATTAGGTAACATTTTTAACACCTACCATCTATATCAAGATCTTTTTTCTTTTTATATAATTTTTTAAGTAGCTTTTCTCGTTCCATTTTTACTTCGTATGGAGCGTACTCATCAATCTGACAAACCTGCTTATACTCGTCAAATAGTTTTTCGCAGTACAAATCTAACGTGTGCTCGACCGCCATTAATTGATTGGCCATCTCGTCTTCGGTCATTTGTTCAGGGTGATCTAAGTATCTCCACATCAAAATGCTAACCTGTTCTTTAACACTCCACAGTCTATGAATGTGGGTCTCTAGGTCTCTAATGTCTTTGTTCATTTTAAGCATACCCAAATAGTAAACAAAATAAATAGCGCTTCTAATACATAAATCATGTTTTCTCCTCTAAAAGAAACTGTCTTTGTCGTAGCCCTTTTCTTCGAGCCGGCGTTTTAATTTTCTAAGTGCCTCCGCTTCAACCCAAGCAACCTCGTGCCGATTCATTCTAAGCTCACTCCCTATTTCTTTTTGGGTCATGTTCGGATCCGGGACGGGTAATTTACTAATCCTTTTTTCTTTCGGTTTTTCGTCTTGGTTTAATTGCAACGATTCCTCCTTCATTTTCTCCATTCTCCATCATGGTCCTTGCCATCCGCTTTGCCAGGCCAGGTATTTCTTCAGGTGAATAGTCACCATTCATTAAATACCCAACCATCGCAAACCCTGCGTACAACGCTTCTAGATATTCTTTATCTTGTTCGTTCATTCTTTTTCTAAGCGCTCAATCTCACGATTTAAATACCATTGGGCCTTGCGTAAATCCTCAAGACGCTCGCCCTTTTTACCGGCACGAGAAACGTATTTGATTACATTCCCGCAGTGGTAGCTTAATTGCTTGGCCTCAATGAAGTCAATGGTCTCAATGCCACCATATGTGTAGTGCGCTGGGCTATTTACTATATCGCTAAATAGTTTTTCCTTACGCTTCTTGGTAGTTGCCTTAGCCATCATGGGCTTTTCCAAATTACCGCTCTCAGCATTAGCAATGATTGCCTGTACTGGGTTTACTGCTACCTCTTGATCTTTTACTAACCAATTCATTTCGTTTTCTCCCGTAAATGTTTTATGTACATTAATACCGCTTTAACATCCCCAGCGGTTTCCTCGTTCACAATCATCCCCCATCCACCATTCGTGTGAATGTCTTCAAGGTTCTTCAATTGCAAAGCAGTAGGCTTATTGTTTTCCGCTTTGCACTCGATCCCAATAAAAACTCCCTGATAACAAACCACAATATCGGGTACCCCACTACGGCCAAACCCTCCGGTCACTGGCGAAAAATAATATGCGCCGTGCTCTTTTAGGATTTTGGATACCCGCTGTTTAACTTTGCCTTCCGGAGTCATTGCAGTGTATGCCTCTTGCTTTCTTCCATAACCTTCATGCTTTCAATAACCTGATAGCAATTCACAAACATACCCCATTGCTCAGCAGTATCTTCTATGCCGGTTTCTTGTAAAAACTCTTCATAAAGTTTGTGGCACTCCGGGCCCTCACCAAAATCTAGTTTTAATTGATAACCTTTCATAATCACCTCGTAATCCAGTGAACAAGTAGGATAGGTAAGCTAATGGCAAACCCCGCCCAAAAGAAAAATGCAATAAAATCTGAGAACCAATTGAGCGCGTGTCTTAAATCGGAACTGTGTTTTTCTAGAGCATATGCGTACTGCGCATCTTTAAATGCTTCGCTTGCTGACCGACTTGTTCTACCTACGTAGTGATGTATGTCTGTAATGCTATGAAAGCTTTTGGGGTTTTGTAAATCCAAACCCTCTAGCACAATACCTGTTTTGATTGTGTTCACTTTTTTTCTCCTCTTGATTGACATTGTAAACAATTTCTAAAATAAATCAACACCACTACGCAAATCTGCTTCATGGTTTACCCCATGTTTTTTATACATTGTTGCGCGATATGTGTTTTCGGTAGCATCCCACCAAATATTAACGACCCATGTGTCATTGAAGTCTACCCAGTTGTCACCGCTTTTCATGTAGGGTAATCCCTCATGCGCGAAGTGCGCAACCTTTTCAATGAACTCTGAATTTAATGTTGATTTTCTTAATTCTAAAACTGCTCCCATAACTTCCTCCTGTTAAAAAACCTTGATGTCCCAACCGTGCCCCACCATACCCCACCTAACATTGCCTGACCCAACTAAAAAATGCCTGACCTAGCCATAAAACCCCTACCTTGCCATACCTTACGAGACCAGACTTGAGCAAACCACGCATCGCCCCGCCTCGCCGCGAAATCCCTACCACACCACAAAAGGCCATGACTCACCGCACCGCACAGAACCCGACCGCACCCGGCCACGAATCCCTTGCCCTGCACGACCCCACCACAACCCCACCACAACCCGCCTAAATAAACCGGACCGTACCGCGCCCTAAAACCCGAGCCGTGCCGTGCTCTGCCTAACCGCACCGCATTCGACCGTACCGAGCCGTGCCACACCTTGATACCCATACCACTCCAAGCATCACCGCACAACACCTCGCCCCACCTAGCCTAGAAACCCATACCTTTCCATACCGTGCCAAACCGAACCGTGTCACACCTAGCACAACCTAGAAACCCTCGCCAGTCCAAACCTCACCCCGCCCGACCCGACCTAACCGCATCCCGCATCACCACGAAACCCAAACCCTAACTTGCCTGACCCCACCCTGCCACACCGCTCCGAACCAGACCTCACCATGAAACCCCTACCTAGGCAACCTTTTTGAGACCCTTACTGACTGACTCAAACTTCACAATTTCATACCGACCATGGCGTGGTCTCCAGTCACCGATCCCAACATATGCGCCGGCATCTTCAACCCATCTACGTAACTGGCCTTCGTTGGCTACATCGGCATTAAGAGAGACCTTAAACTTAGCCGACCAGTTTTTAAAATGTGGGCGCGTACGCATAACCTTTGACATCCCAACTCGTACTGCTACACACAGACGATGCTCAGGGCTATTCATCAACTCATCAAGACTCATGGGGTGGCCATCATAAATTAGAAGCGCATCGGTATCCACAAACATACCCGATAGTGCCAGTTTGCCTTCTTTTGATTTCTTGGCACCTTCAGCCAATACCGACTCCAATACACGCGATGGGATGATTACATTATTTTTAGCATCCACATATAAACCCGCTTTGTATTCGATGTTGGACATCGCCTCGTAGTCCGAGTCTGTTTTCTTACGTTTACCACTAATCTCTTTCATTGCTTTTGAGAATGGGTTAAGTGGGTTTGCGGTTTGACCGTTGTGCATGATCAACGAGTCGCCCTGTAGTGTTACATCGTATTGCATATATCCTGCCATGTTAATTCTCCTTATAAGGTTTGACTTTTGGAACTACTCTTTTTTTAATCTTAGGCTTTCTAGATTTCACAACCTTTTTGGCCTTTACTGCCCTAGGATTTTTTACTTTCCTAGTCTTTGGTCTTTTGGACCGAACTGGTTTGGGCTCTGAGATGATAGTACTAAGAGTCTGATCTCCTAGGGCCCTCCGTCTACTGCGAATTGTGTTTGTAATCGCATCATGGCAACTCACACATAACAACGCTACATCTTCAAGGCGCTCTTGCCCCCAATTGTCGTAGTGCCGGTGATGCAACTCCATAGAATAATCTTCGCTTGATCGCCAACAAGTCGCGCATTGATAATCTTGATCAATTACCTTGAGGTTTCTTAATGCAAACCAATACGCTAAGTCGGGGTGATCTTTAGCCGGTCTTGTTACAAGATGGCCTTCAATCTTATTTACTCTTTTTAATGGCACTTTTCTTTTCCTTGGTAACAATCCGTTTACGCATAGCCATACCTTTTTGCGCGTTTTCGTTGTTCTTTATGAACTGAGTAATTATGGATAGCAATCCTTCCTGCACCAAGAACTCTAGTCCTTCTTTATCAAAGTCCACCTGTGCGTTGGCCGACCCGTCTTTGTTTTCTCTAATAATTTTTACTTTGATGTCCATTTGCTTCTCTCCTTTAATAGTATCTGTTAACTCTTTTATTTGGTCTGCTTGGTAGCGTAGCATGGCTTGTGATTCTTTAATTTCCCGACTAGGGTTAACAAAATTATCAAGAGCATCAGCTAATTCGTATGCGTTCATTTCTCTTGTGCCTCATATCCAGTATCCCAACCCTTACTCCATGCAATGCACCACACATCGTAAAAGCCATTCAAAGGAAAGCCCTCCTTATCAACCGCCCAACCCGCAACATCTTTGCGTTTAATAAATGCTTCCCATGCTTTATCTCTCGCTGGGTTACTGATCTGTACATCATCAAATAGCCCTGTGTCCATCTCTCTTAGGTCTTTGCGTTTCGGTGCCGGAGTTACAACTGCATCCTCGTAGCCTGGATGATATGGCGCCTCCTCCACTTTCTTTTGATAACTAGCCCCACCATCCACAATGTGCGGTGGAAAATTCTTTTTGTTCATACCCTCCCCCATTTATGATGACAATCCGGACAAAACCATGCCACAGTCCGGTCTAAATCCCTATCGTAAATACCAACTGCCCGACCCCATTGCCCCTTCTCCCGAGTGGCACCATACGCTTTTGCGCTCTTGTCGGCCTTCTCTTCTGACCCAGTCAACTTGTAGAAATGCTCCCATATCGACCCACCATCTAAGTCGGCCTTGCAGTTTGGGCAGTATCCGTGCTCACTCTCCTTTTCTCGCTTTTGTGCAAACTCCTCGGCTTCCTCCAAACTACAGACCTTGTACTCGTCACTAGGTTTCATTGTTTCCCGTTCGGTAAATTTTTGTTTGTTTGGTTCAGTTTTTTGACATTCTTTCCCGATAGGGTTATTTCTTCTTACTCGTTTTGGGTTTGTTCATCTCCTCCATGAGCTCTCGTCTGCAGTCCAGTAAGTCTTGGGTATACAACTCAATCTTATCGGTTAGCTCCATCAGGTTATCGCGCATCAACCACAAGGCACCGCTTTCTACATCACCGGTCTCGGCCACCGCTATGATCTCAAGAACATTTGCTACATTTTTTATCTTGTAAGTGCACTCTTCAACATTATTAACTGTTGTCCAAATACCATCGCTCATTGTTCCAAAATTAGACATCTTTTCTATCTCCCATAAAGAACATCCATACATTAAATAAATTGTTTTCTTTCACAAACTCTTGGTACAACTCTAATACTTTTTTCTGCTCACCAATTAACTGGTTGGCCTCTTGCAATTTCTGATTCACCATGTGTAACTGGTCTCGGAGCATCTTCTCGGTATCCTCTTGATCAATCTGCGCCCACCCCATGAACGGGATCGGTATCCCACCGGCATACTCCTCGTCTTTCATCGCATTCTCCCTATCCTCGCTTGTAAATGTCGTCATCTCCATCCCTCCCCATCCTGTTCAAAATCCTCCTCCATTCTTTCTAGCATCCACCTCATTGTCCGCTTTGAAGAACACCCGTCTAACTCGCGCGCTAAGTACTCCGGATCAACAAAACCGCTTACTCGCTTGCTTCGATTATCCCAACTCAACTCTTCGTCTTCGTATCTCATAGTCCTAACATCCTCCTCAAAAATGTTTTACTAAACACAACCTCACCTTCAAAATCTTTTGGAATCAAGTAGTCTGAGTACCCACATTGTTCTGCGTAGTCCTCGATGTGCGCTTCTTGTAGGTTAATCTTCTCGAATATGTCATGCACCACCACAAAAGAATAAGACTCCTCGCCCGCTATGAACTGGCCAAATTCCATGTCACCAAACCAAACTAGCTTTTCGTTTTTAGACATCGCTCGCCTCACGCCTGTTTAATTCTTTCAAGATTTTGATTAACTCCTTCTCATCCTCCGAAAAGATTTTGTTGTACAAGGTATAGCTTGGATCGCGCGGTGACTCTATGCTAAAGCGTCCGGTTCTTGTGTACATTCCAAACACTCTACAGGCCATCAATTCGTTTTTGCATTTCTGTGCGTGTTCACAATTGTCACAGGGTGCCGTCTCGCGCATGATTAAGTCTATTGTGGTATCTCTCATAGGTGCCTCTCCCAGTTCGGATCGTCTTGTGGGGTGTCCTCGTCTCTGTTGTGATAGTTCTCTAGGTCTTCTTCGATCCAAGCCATGGCCGTGCAGATGTCGCTCCACTCGTCATCATATTCCTCGACCCCCTCCGGTATGCAAGTCTGCCGGTACCCATGCAAGGCCTCCCACACCACCTCTAACATACTCTCGACATTATTATTTTTTAACATGGTTCCCCCTTATGCCGTTAAATTTTTATACATACGCTCAAGCTCCTCATCTGAGCAACCACTAAATCCACCCAAGGCAAAAAACTTTACGATGGACTGAACATTCTCAAATGTAGGGTCACCTACAACCCAATCAATTTCGTTTTGCACTAGCTCTGTGACCATCTCTAACCTATCCATGTTTCCTCCCATGTACCAACTCACCTACGAATTTATCAAAGCCTTGTACCCAAGTAATATCCACCACTACTGCCGGCTTGGTCTCTACGATGGCCTCCTCGATGCTCTTGTATGGCTTGTCCTTCTGTACCGGCACGACCGGTGCTACTGGTGTGATTCTCATTCTGTTTCCTCCTCATGAATTTCTTTAACACCCGCTACACATAAAATAATCTCTAAGCAACTAGAGTCCACCCCAAAGTCTTTACATATATCGTCCCAGTCGTGGGGGATAATCGTAGGATCAATCCGAATCCACCCGCCTTTGGGTAGCACTTCGTACCCCGCTTTTATAATCTCGTTTTTCGTAATCATTTCCCCTCCTCTTTCTGTTCAATACTTCTTAATTTCTTGCCGGTCTCTATGGATTCTTGCATTAGCTTTTGGATTCGCGTGTTTCGTAAACCCCCCGCACTTCTCTCGTTGTAGTCATACTCTCCATATGCCTTGACATCACCGATCCGGTTAGCCTCGATGACCCTTGCTAGTTTTCCTTGTATGCTCATACCCAACCCCCCTTACATACGACATAAGCCATCGCATACCCCACAATAAGCCCTAATAAAAAACTGATCATGCTTTCTCTCCTCTTTCCATATCCATTTCACAATAGTCAGCAACTCCGGCATCGTACCCAAGCTTGTATAGGCTTTGATGAAACTCACTCATGTCTTCGTAGGTGCCATTCTCAAAGTAACCGGACGACCTACCTTGCCAGTATCCAAGTGCGTAGGGAAATGCATCGTTTAAGAATTGTGATGTTGGGTATTCGTATACCTTGCCGGTGATTTTATTTGTGACTTTCATACTTCCTCCTCTCTAATGTCTTTGTTGGTTTGTCTTATCCAATCGTCCATGCGCCTCTGTTTCATTGCTTGTAACCGGCCGTAACGCATCCGATCTTCTAGAGGCCACTCGTAATACTGGAGTTTGCGTAACTTCTCCAACTCGTACTCCATAGCATTCATTTCTTCTTGAATCTCGCCTATGGTTTTTTTCATGGCTCCTCCTAGCATTCGTTGAAGTGCATCGGTACAACTGTTTCAGATAAGACATCGCCCTCTGCATTAAAGACAGTCACATAAAAGCATTTGTCCTGATCGTCTTGGCGGGTCAATACATAGCCGGCCTGTGCTACCACTTGGCCATTCTCGTTGTCCCACATATCGAAGTTGACGGCCACCGAATTATCGTCAAGGGTTTCCGCACTCATTGTGATTTGTACTGCGCCTTGCTCTAGTTCCTCATTGAATCTGTTCATACTTCCTCCTCGTTCTGTTTATCAATTGTCCTACAATTCACTACTTTGTCAAGAATTATCTAAAAAAATATTGGGTTTTTATATCAGGATAAACCCTAACCCTCCTCACTATTTCAACAACCACGCATCAACGCGACCTAGGTTTATCGACTTGTCCCAGTCCCAGTTTGTGATGTCACCTTTGACCTCGTACGCTCTGACCCTAAACACCTTACTGTTTTCGGGCGCGTAGATATTAATTGTGTAGTACTTCAAGTGGTAAAACCAATCGCCTTGATACAGTATCTCCGCCCCATACCGCTTTATTAATCTGCGGACGATGCCTTGCAGTCTTTCCTTTTCCTTGGCCAGTTCTTTCTTTGTCATACTTCCTCCTCGTGTTTGTAGTGGAGGGGTTTCCCCCTCCTAGGTTCATTTCCGGCTTTTCTTCTTTGGCTCGTACTGGCCGATCAAGAATGCGCCTTGTACTTGTGGTGCGTAGTACTTAATTTGGTAGTTCGCGTTGTTATCCACCGGCACATACCACAGGGAATACGAATAACCCTCACTCTCCATATGCTTGATAACCTCGCGGATGTCAGGGCTTGTCTTCCATGTGCAAAACGAACTTGCATAAAAGTGGTGGGGCTGATCAACGAACCGATCTACGCTTTCACTTTTTACTGCTACTTCTTTTACATCGTATGTGTACTGCTCTGAACTTCTTTCTAGACCTTTCATAATTCCTCCTAGTGTGGTTTTAAAGAGCGTTTCCTCACGCTCTAAATACATTGTATTACATTGTCATACATTTGTCTATAGGTGTTTACCCTAATATCAAAATCTCCTTTTGCCTACTTGCTCGCTTAAATCTTCTCTGAGTTTGTCCGCGATGAAGACCCCGAAGAAAATTCCAAATACTAGGCCAAGAACAAATAGACCCAACATAAATAGATATAACGCGACAGTCCACATTTTAGGCCTCCCAGTCTTCCGGCAGTACTGCATCGGGTGACACTACCGGAGCTTTTACCTTGCTCTCTTCATGGAGCAACCCTAGTCTTTTCAGATCACTTTTAAGATGTCTGCGGATGATTTGCGATAGCGTGGTGTCTTCTTTTGTGGCCAAGGCCTGTAAGACATTGTATGTAGGTGTGTCCAGTCGTAGTGAAATGTTGCACGATTTTTGAGTCATTTTTGTATTACCTTTCATTGCGTTGTGTTTAATTGTATTGCGTTGTAATTGTATCATAGTGTACTGCGATGTAGTCAAGTGTAATTTTTGTAGTGCGCTTTGTTCTGAAATGTTCTATAAAGTTCCGGAGGCCGAAAAATCTTGGAACTTTTCTAAGCCTTGTTTTATAAGAGTTTTTTTGATAAAGTTACTTTGTTCCTAAAGTTCCGTGTTTTTTCAGCGAGAGCGAGAACATTACCAAAAAAACAATAAAGTAAATACATTGTAATACAAATATATTAATAAAAAAATACCTTCATATATATAATTATTAAGTAACTAAGTAACTTTATATATATTTATACTTATAACCCTTTGTTTTTCATGCCTTTTATAAAGTTCCGGCGCCCTAGAACTTTACGGAACAATTAGAACTTTATGGCCGGTGCGAGAATCCTCCCCGTACGCATTAGAAAACTATCATCAAGATTAAACCGCGCCCAAATTTAAAGGGCCAAGACCTTTCCGGACACCCTCCCCGTACGCGATAAAAAACTATCATCAACGCGGGAATTAACCCGCGTACTAGAAAAACAAAAAGGGCCCCGAAGGGCCCCCAACTACTAGGAATTTAAAGCATTGATTTTAATTCGGCCTTGATGCGCTTAGCATCATCCCCGCGCCATGTTCCGGCATTAGCTAAAAAGTATTGAACTACCGACTCTGCGCTATCGAAAAAATACTTATCTTCAATCCGGTTTAATTCGGTCATCGCATCAAGATATGGCACCGCACCAAAATAAGGTTTTTTCCATGTGGCCTTAATTTCGCGGGCAATTGTAAATAGTGGTCTGTTTTGCATTTTTAAATCCTCCTGTTAGTGGTAAGCATAAGAAACATTTTTAATCTTAGGGTTCCAGCAATCCCGACAATCTAAGCATTTACCATTTTGACTAGGGGCCTTGCATCCGCGCCCAATAGGTTTTTTATTCCGGTGTACTGTGCTCGTGTTTTTGTAATTGCCGGCCGGTTCGTCTTGCATTGTGGCCGAAACCCGTACAACTAAATTTTTAGGGAAAGCCCCGAAGGCCTCGGCATACTGGTTAATAAATTTCTTTTCCCTTGTGGGTAACCAAAACCTAGTACTTGGGCATTGTTCTGCAATTGCGACAATGTTTAGTAAATGTTGAAAACTTTGCAAATCTCCTGAGTCATGCCACCGGAAATAATCCATTTTCTTGGCGTTAATAATAAAGGCCATTGTCTTGGCCCAGTCCGGCCGGTTTATGGCCTCTGCACGTCTTGCATGGGCATTACTGACATTCTTATTCCAGTCCCCGTACATACCTTTAAGAGCGTAACAATCCGCGCATACGCTCCCCTCTATGTTGACAAGCTTCGCACCCGTTATACATAAATGCGCCGATATCCCATAAGCATGGCATGGCATCTTAGAAGGGTTCGACAACCCGCCTACAATTTCTAAAGCTTCTTTTAATTTCATAATTCCTCCTAGTGGTTAAGTACTACAAACTAAATTGTCGTACAATGTAATACACTTTTATATAGGGATAAACCCTAATTAATAAAAAAACATTCCGTAAAAATATACGCATCATTCCGCGACAAATCCCCGCGCCTCCCCGTACGCGTTAGAAAACTATCATCAAGGCCGGAAAACGACCTACAGGCCGGAAAAATCCTCTCCGTACGCGATAAAAAACTATCATCAAGAAGTTTTGGGCATAAAAAAACCCCTCCGAAGAGGGGCCAACTACTAGGAAACTATTTTCCCAACATTTTGGATAATTGTTCGAAGACGGATTGACGACTACCTTTTAAACCTAGTTCGCGCTTAATCATTGCATACGCGCTTTTACCACTACTATGCTTCATGCCGAGCAATTCTAGTTTTAGCATTTGGCGTAGGGTAAGTAATCTAAAATGCTCTATTTGGTTTGGGGTATCTAATACCATTTTGTTTTCTCCTAGTAACATGGCAAAGCGCCATACATATAATGTAATACATTGTCATACATTTTTCTAATTGTATTTTTTAATCGATTTCCGCGCCCGATAGTTTTTTTCTCGGCCTCTCCGGATAATTTTTTTTCGCTTTCCTCGCCCTAGGCATCCTCCCCGTACGCATTAGAATACTATCATCAAAAATAAAAAACCCCCGGTTTCCCGGGGGCAAACTACTAGAAAAACTTAAATATCTTGGAGCTTTAAAGCTTTTTGGTAAATGTGGAATTCAACATCTTCACCTTCTTCTTTACACTCCTCGTAATGGATTTGCTCATTACATAAAATATAACTAACAATATCTCCAATCGCAGCGTACTGCTCCTGAGTAAGTTCTACGAGTAAATTCATTTTGACTCCTCCAAAAATTTATTTGCCAATGCTAACTTTTCTTCAACCTCATAAAGCTCTGCGTACTCTGCATCGGGGTATAGGTCATGCACTAACCCCACCAACATTCCAATAATTTCTTTTGCGTCCATGATTTCTCCTAGTTCCCGGGGAAAATCCCCCGGGTGTTGCGTTAGTTTTTTAATACCCGTTTTTCTCGGCCCATTTGGTGATTACTTCAATTGTGTGCGGGCTTATCTCGAGTACTTCACCGGTATCGTGATTTATTAGCTCACCATGTAAATCTAGAAAATCTAGTGAACCACCAAATCCACCCTTGGTGATGAAGCACCCGGTAACTCGCTCCGAGCTATCAGCCCCATCATTATTCATATCGAGGTCTAACTCAACTTCAAGCCCGTGTATTACTTTGGTGATGAATGTAGTTTGCATATTATTTCTCCTCTGCATCGTTGAAAGCTTTTAGGTCTTCGCATATTGCGAGTAACTCACCCCGGGTATAAAAGCCCTGTAATGGTATTGAATACCCAACTACCCACCCTTCTAGCTTGATAGGTGTCTCAGGGTCAATATTCCCGCCATAACCCTGTACTTTGAATTGGTCCAAAATGTTTTTTACTTTGTACATATTATTTCTCCTAGTTAGTTACTGCGTTACTTGGTACTGCCCCTCAACTGTATTACATTGTCATACGCTGTCAACCTAGGGCAAACCCTAATTATTGATTGTATTTTCCAATCGGTTTTGATTCTCGATAGCTTTTGACCCCACCCCCTCACCGATTTCTCCCACCCATTCCTTGACCCCCCACACCCCATTTTGGCAACTCGGGACTCCTAGTACTTCTATACACTGTATTTTGCACGGTAGATCTGCAATTTTTTAACGTAACATAAACGTATCCTTAACCCTCCTAATGCAACATAAACGTTACACCCCCCACCCCCATAAGGGTTTTCCCTTAGATTTGTTTCTTATTCTGTACAAAAACACCCCCCTTCGACTTCTAAATGAAACACCCCGGGGGGTATATATAAAAATTTTTTAGACTTTGTTGCAATGCAGCAAAATGTGGGTTAAACTACACACTCCAACAACTAAGGAGCGATCATGGACTTTTTTAAAAACTACCTAGCAATTGTCGAAAAACAGTATGAGTACAGCAAAAGCCTTTTCGAGAATATGCAAAAAGACGTAGAAAAATCAATCGATTACGGTTTCCAGCAGTTAAAAACCCTAGTCAAGTAGTGCCAGGGGCCTCGCGCCCCTAAAAATACAGTAAACTAATCTCGGAAGGCCGGCTGGGCTAGAAGCTCACACCAGTCTTTTCGGATAGATCCTGAAATAATTAGCTGTCTACAGTCTCACGACGCCTTCCACCACTTACTTCTTGAGGGGATTGGCATGAGCGAAAAAACGTTTGTAATCAGGAAAGTTGACATTCGCAACAGCGCACATGTGAGCGTGATCAACCACTTGCAAAAAGAAATCCTGCCTAGCGATAACTTGTACAAACCCGATCACGGTCATTGGTGGATTACATATACAGAATCTGGAAAACCAGTAGCATTTGCTGGCTTAGTGCGCTCAATGGTCTGGACTGATACCGGATACTTGTGTAGAGCAGGAGTCTTAGATGATTTCACAGGGCATGGGTTACAGAAACGACTAATCCTCGCGCGAGTCAAACAGGCTAAAAAACTAGGATGGAACTGGGTCATTACGGATACAACGGACAACCCTGCTAGTGCAAACTCATTAATCAATGCCGGGTTCAAAATCTACACACCAGGCAACCCCTGGTCTTACAAACATGCTATCTATTGGAAGTACAAAATCCATCACGAAGCTAGACCTAAAAAAGCAAAGAAGAGTGCGTACGCATACGCGTAGTACAACACAATACAAAATAGTTATATAATCGCGACAACAGCTACAAACAGCTAAAGGTAAAACGCGATGACAATGATGGTGATTCCTACAGACAAGGATGTGCCGCTAATTCAAGATGTACAAGGGACTCCGGCAGAAATTGCTGCCCGTGCAGATGCTTTTTTTAAAAGCGCAGAGGTGATCCGCGAAGCGGGTGGAGATGTAAAGCCTGACGAAACGGCTAGAGAAGAAGCCCGTCAAATTTTTAGTGGTAGCGAGCTAGCGCCACAAGTTCCCAGTTCATCAGCCGTTGCTAGACAACTAAAAGCCCTCATCACCGAGTACGACCACCAGGTCATTGACTCAAACATTCAAGCACGGAACTATATCGTCAACCGGCTCCTAGAGATTTCAGACCCTACGAGTGACACAAAACCGATGGAGCAGCTGCGGGCCTTAGAACTTATGGGCAAGGTTAGTGAGATTGGGTTGTTTACGGAGCGCCTCGAAGTGAATATCAACAACAAGAGTACCGAGGAGCTTGAGAAAGAACTGGTCGCCACCCTTTCAAAATACATGGGTGTGGTGCAGGTAGTAGAGAGTAAAGAAAGTACCAGTCTAGGTATTGATTTAGATGAGGAGTTAGGTAGGAAACCAAAACTAGAGGAGAAAAAAAATGATGAGTAAACGGGACTATTTGAACGAATTTGCAGAAGGCGCGATGGTGCTTGAGCCAGGGCGGTTTGATGAGGCGGTTGTAGGGATCGTTTCGCGGATAGACCGGGACCCAGTAGTGTGTTACAGCGTGTCAAAAATTATTGAAATCCTGATGGAAGATGGGATGGATGAGGAAGAGGCGTACGAATACTACGAATACAACATTCTAGGGGCCTATATGGGTGAGACAACCCCAATGTTTTTAGATCCGATACCAATTTAGCGACTAAATTAAACCTATTTGCAAAAAAGTCGCGACTAAATTAAACCTATTTGCAAAAAAGTCGCGACTAAATTAAACCCATGACTCCAAAAATACTCGTAAACCCTAATTAATGACGCCAAAAACCAAGTTATCCGACTTTACGGTGGCTGAAATTGAAACGGCCATCAAAAATGCGCCTCCAACGGCCAGATTACACATTGCCTCCCTAAAAAATGAACTTGCGCTCCGGCTAAAACGGGAAGAATCAGCACTAGATTTTATGAAATTCGTGGAAGAAGTATGGCCAGGCTTCATTCATGGGCGACATCACGAAAAAATGGCGAGAGCCTTTGAAAGGGTAGCAAATGGAGATATTAAGCGTCTTATTATTAACATGCCTCCTCGTCATACTAAATCTGAGTTTGCTTCTTACCTGCTACCTGCGTGGTTCTTGGGACGATTTCCTCATAAAAAGGTTATCCAGACATCCCACACTGCTGAATTGGCTGTTGGGTTTGGACGAAAAGTCAGAAACTTGGTGGATTCCGAAGCCTATAGACGACTATTTCCGGCGGTTGAACTACAGTCTGACTCTAAAGCTGCTGGGCGGTGGAACACTAACCATGGCGGAGACTATTTTGCTATTGGTGTTGGCGGTGCAGTCACGGGTAAAGGCGCTGACATCCTCATTATCGACGATCCTCACTCAGAACAAGAGGCAACCATAGCCGAAACAAACCCCGAGGTGTACGACAAGACCTACGAATGGTATACATCCGGTCCAAGACAGCGTTTACAGCCAGGTGGCGCCATTGTGGTTGTGATGACACGGTGGTCAAAGAAGGATTTAACAGGTCAGGTGGTCAAAGCGGCGGCGCAGCGACAGGGTGAAGACTGGGAAGTCATTGATTTTCCTGCGATTTTGCCTTCTGGAGAACCTCTATGGCCGGAGTTTTGGAAACTGGAGGAATTAGAAGCCCTGCGGACAGAGTTACCCAACGCCAAATGGCAGGCGCAGTACATGCAGCAGCCTACAAGCGACGTCTCGGCGATTATTAAACGGGAGTGGTGGCAGTGGTGGGAGGACGACAGCCCTCCGTTCTGTGACTTTTTGATTCAATCGTGGGATACGGCGTTCTTAAAGACAGAACGAAGCGACTATAGTGCGTGTACGACGTGGGGGGTGTTTTATGCACCAGATACAAACGGCCGGGAGCAAGCTAACATTATTGCCCTCAATGCGTTTAAGAAAAGGATGGAGTTTCCGGAGCTAAAACAACGCGCGTACGAAGAATGGAGAGAATGGGAGCCAGATTCACTGATTGTGGAAGCAAAAGCGGCGGGTTCTCCGTTAATATTCGAGTTAAGAGCGATGGGTATCCCGGTGCAGGAATATACACCGTCAAAAGGCAATGATAAGATAGCAAGATTAAATGCGGTTGCAGACATTTTTGCAAGTGGTAGAGTGTGGGTACCAAGAACGCACTGGGCGGAGGAGTTAGTCGAGGAAGTAGCCTCGTTCCCGTCTGGAGAGCATGACGACTTGGTGGACTCACTGACCCAGGCATTGCTACGGTTTAGAAGAGGTGGATTTATTCGGTTGGCTTCGGATGAAGAAGATGAACCAAGAGAGTTTAGACGCAAAGTTGCGTATTACTAAGGAAATATTATGGCAATAGAAAAAGCGCTATACCAGCTCCCACAAGGAATCGAAGCCTTGGCGGCAGAAGAACCAGAAATTGAGATTGAGATTGAGGATCCTGAGTCGGTAACAATTGGCGTTGATGGGTTAGAGATTGAGATAGAGCCCACTAAAGAAACAGACGAAGATTTTGATGCCAACCTTGCAGAGTACATGAGCGAGGGTGAGTTAACTAGTTTAGCTGGTGAATTGATTGGTGATTTTGATTCTGATATTGGTAGTAGAAAAGATTGGATTCAAACCTATGTTGATGGCCTAGAGTTACTCGGTCTAAAGATCGAAGAAAGAACAGAACCTTGGGAAGGTGCTTGTGGTGTGTACCATCCCATCCTTAGTGAAGCGCTAGTCAAGTTCCAATCGGAAACGATGATGTCTACATTCCCCGCAGCGGGACCCGTTAAGACACAGATTATTGGTAAAGAAACCACCGAGAAAAAAGAAGCCGCCGAGCGTGTCAAAGATGACATGAATTACCAATTAACAGATGTGATGCAGGAGTACAGACCTGAGCACGAGAGAATGTTATGGGGCTTGGGCCTTGCAGGTAACGCATTTAAAAAGATTTATATTGACCCGGCGCTTGATCGTCAGGTTGCCATGTTTGTTCCCGCAGAGGATATTGTGGTGCCCTATGGCGCCTCTAGTTTAGAGACTGCAGAACGTATTACTCACGTAATGCGCAAGACCGAGAACGATTTAAAACGGTTACAACATGCGGGCTTCTATCGTGATATAGATTTAGGTGAACCCGACAACGTCCTTGATGAAGTAGAAAAAAAGATTGCAGAGAAGCTAGGCTTTAGAGCTACAACGGATGATCGTTACAAAATTCTTGAGATGCACGTTGAGTTAGATCTTACTGGTTACGAGCATAAAGATAAAGACGGAGAAGAAACTGGTATTGCACTGCCATATGTTGTAACGATTGAGAAAGGCAGCAACACAATCCTAGCAATCCGTCGTAATTGGGAGTCAGACGATGAAACGCATCAAAAGAGACAGCACTTCGTCCATTACGGATACATCCCTGGTTTTGGTTTCTATTGTTTTGGTCTCATTCATCTTATTGGGGCTTTTGCTAAGTCTGGTACCTCTATGCTTCGACAGCTTGTCGATGCTGGAACCCTCTCAAATCTGCCGGGTGGCTTTAAGACCCGTGGCTTGCGAATAAAGGGTGACGATACCCCAATTGCTCCTGGAGAGTTTAGAGATGTAGACGTTCCGTCTGGAACCATGCGGGATAACATCCTACCCCTTCCATACAAAGAACCTTCTATTGTATTGGCTCAACTGCTTGATAAAGTAATTCAAGAGGGCCGTGCGTTTGCTTCGGTAAGCGACATGAAGGTTTCTGACATGAGCGCAAATGCGCCGGTAGGCACCACACTGGCAATCTTAGAAAGAACCCTAAAGGTAATGAGTGCGGTTCAAGCACGTATCCATTACTCCATGAAACGGGAGTTTAAACTTCTAAAGAAAATTATTGCAGAGTACACCCCAGAAGAATATAACTATGTACCAGTTGAAGGCTCGCCTCGCGCGAAGAGATCGGACTATGACAATGTTGAGGTTATACCGGTTTCGGATCCTAATGCAGCAACAATGGCGCAAAAGATTGTTCAGTATCAAGCGGTACTTCAGTTGGCGCAACAGGCTCCTCAACTCTACAACATGCCCCTCTTACATCGCCAGATGCTTGATGTGCTTGGAATTAAAAATGCGGCAAAGCTGGTGCCTATGGAAGACGACGAGAAGCCAACGGATCCGGTTACCGAGAACATGAATGTTTTGCGTGGCAAACCAGTAAAAGCCTTTATGTATCAGGACCACCAAGCGCATATTCAAGTACATACTACCGCGATGCAGAATCCTAAGATCCAACAAGTTTTAGGTATGAACCCACAGATCGCCCAGGTGATGCAGGCGGCGATGACTGCCCATATTAATGAGCACGTAGGGATGGAGTACCGCAAACAAATTGAGGCAACTCTTGGCGTTAGTATTCCTGTTATTGATGAAGAAGATGAAGAGCGAGTATTACCTAAGAGTGTTGAAGTTGAATTGTCTCGTCTCATGGCTCAGGCTAGTACCAAACTGCTCGGCCAGGCCCAACAAGAAGCTCAAGCCCAACAAGCGCAACAGCAAGCGCAAGACCCGCTTATTCAGATGCAAATGCAGGAGCTCCAGATTAAGCAAGCGGAGCAGCAACGTAAAGCAACAAAAGATCAAGTCGATGCGATGCTCAAGGCACAACAAATTGCTGTTGACCAAGAGCGTGTGACCACACAAGCCAAAAACGATGCAGATCGAAACAAGTTTGACGCCTTAAAGACTGCAGCACAAATGCGGGATGACAAGGAAAAGATGTTTATTAAAGAAGCTTTTGAAACACTAAGGCCTGAAAAGGAAAAGAAACCTAAGAAAGGTGATTAATGAATGCATTTGATGTTCTAGTACAAGAACTAGATAGAGAGCTCGTACAAAAACGAGATTGGGTAGCAAGCGGACAAGCCAAAGACTTTGCCGACTACCAAAGGATGTGTGGTGAGATACACGGTCTGCTCATTGCGCGGCAAGAAATATTAGACCTGAAACAAAAGATGGAGCATTCTGATGAGTAATTTAGATTTATCACAAGCAATAGATCTAACAGCGATATTAAATAAAGAAGCAGAAGAAAAAGCAAAGCAGTTACCAAAACCACAAGGCTATAGGATTCTTTGTGCTATTCCAGAAGTGGAAAAAGAATTTGACAGTGGATTAGCAAAAGCGGATGAAACTCTTCGTTACGACGAATTGTTGACTACCGTATTGTTTGTTGTGGATTTAGGTTCTGATTGCTATAAAGACCCAACCCGTTTTCCCAATGGTGCTTGGTGTAAAAAAGGCGATTTTGTCTTAGTGCGACCAAACGCAGGCACACGTCTTGTTATCCATGGCCGTGAATTTCGTATTATCAATGATGATTCTGTTGAGGCGGTTGTTGACGATCCTCGCGGAATTAGTCGTAAGTTTATTTAAAGGAGCTAACAAAAATGGCTGAAATGGAAAAAGTAGAATTTGAGTTTCCAGACGAAGCAGAAGCAAAAGGCAAACAAGAAGCACCCCCTGCCGAAGAGCTGGAAGCTAAAGGTAGTCCAGAAATAGAGATTGAAATTGAAGATGATACCCCACCGGAAGATCGGGGCCGTCAACCCTTGCCAAAAGAACTGGTCGAAAAGCTTGAAGTAGATGAGCTAGACAAGTACAGCGCAGAGGCTAAAGAGAAGCTCGTACAGATGAAAAAGGTCTGGCATGACGAGCGCCGCCGTGCGGATTCTTCAGATAGAGAGCGCCAAGCGGCTATTGATGCTGCTCAACGTTTGATGCAGGAAAACAAGCGGATCAAAGATTTACTCTCTAATGGAGAAAAAGAATACGTTGCTGCTATGAAAACAGCGGCTGATTTACAGCTAGAAATGGCTAAAAAATCCTATAAAGAGGCTTACGAGGGGGGCGATAGCGAAGGCATGATGGATGCTCAGCAATCTATTACAAATGCCACCCTGCAGCTTGATAGAATAAAAAACTTCAAAATGCCCGCTTTACAAGAAGAAAGAAATGAGGTACAAATACCTCAACAGACTGAAAAAGCTCCAGAACCTGACAAAAAGGCAACGGAATGGCAAGAAGACAATCCTTGGTTTGGTCAAGATGAAGAAATGACCGCAACCGCGCTTGGTTTACATGAAAAACTTAAGCGAAATGGTGTTACTATCGGTTCTGACGAGTACTACAAACGTATTGACGAAACAATGCGTAAACGATTCCCAGAGCAATTTGAGGAACCGGAGGTTGAAAAACCGGCAGCCGAACCTGTCCGGAAATCGAGTAACGTAGTCGCTCCTGCAACGCGCAGTACATCCTCCAAACGGATAAAGCTGACAAACACACAAGTTGCATTGGCGAAGAAGTTAGGATTAACCCCGGAGCAATATGCTCTTGAAATTAGAAAACTGGAGGCCCAAAATGGCTGAAAAAAGAATTGATCGCGAAGTAGAAACCCGAGCAACCTCAGAGCGTCCCAAGCAGTGGGCGCCCGCGGAGTTGTTACCAGAGCCAGACAAACAGGCTGGGTACGCTTATCGCTGGATTCGTGTTGCATCTTTAAATAACGCTGACCCACGTAACCTATCTGCCAAACTCAGAGAAGGTTGGGAACCAGTGTTAATGGAAGAGCAACCTGCATTACGACTGCTAGCTGATCCCAATAGTCGTTATAAAGACAACATTGAGATTGGCGGATTGTTACTTTGCAAGACCCCAACTGAGTTTGTTGAACAGCGTAACAAATACTACTCTGATCAAGCAGATGCTCAAATGAAGGCGGTAGAGAACACTCTTATGCGCCAGAATGATCCTCGTATGCCTCTTTTTAATGAAGGGAAGGTTACGGTGGGTTCTTTTGGAAAAGGTGGTTAATTTTTAATTTAGGAGATTTATTATGGCTTATCCAAGCGTAACAGCTCCATCTGGACTAGTCCCAATCAACAGCGTAGACGGCAAACCCTACGCTGGTGCAACCCGTCAATTGCCAATCGCAAGTACTTATAACACTGCGATTTTTAACGGGGATATTGTGGCTGTAGTCGATGGTGGAACTATTGAAAAATCTGGTGTTACAAACGACTCTAC